AGAAACTTGGCTGGAAGAAAATCAAAATCACCTATGTCGATTGCGATGAGCCAACAGCCCGAAAGATGGTTCTCGCCGATAACAGATTGACCGACCTTGCTTCATACAATGAACCTCTCCTGAAGAACCTCCTGAGTTCACTTCCCGACCTTGAAGGCACAGGATTCTCTCAAGCCGATGTCGATAGCCTCGACCGATTGATAAGCGGATTAGAGAAAGAGCCGATTACAGGTAAGGCTTTACCTAAAGACCCTGAAGTAAAGATTGGGGCATGGAGATTCACCGTTGACCCTGATGCCTACAAAGCATGGGAAGAGCAGGTAATCGCCGAGTACGGCAAGTCTCGCTCCAAGGTCGTATCAGGAATCAAAGAACGATTGGGATTCCCTGAGCGCAAACAGACAGTAGAAGAACCAACCTCAGAGCGTTCTAAAGCCTCCCCTAGCGATGTCGAGAGTGTTCCTATCAATGAGATATCGCCACACCCTCTAAACCCACGAGAAGGCGATGTAGGGCAGATTATTGAGTCCCTCAAAGCCATGGGGCAATACCGACCTATCGTGGTGAACAAGAAAACCAAACATATCCTCTCGGGCAATCACACCTATCAAGGAGCGCTCGCCCTAGGTTGGGAGAAGGTGGCAGTTCACTGGATAGATGTAGATGAGATTGAGGAAATCCGTATCCTTATCGTGGATAACAGGACAAGCGACCTAGCGACCTATGACCCTGCTGAGTTGAACAAACTACTCACCTCAACGGTCATCAATGGCACAGGATTTACCCGCGAAGATGTCATGGAGATTCTTTCAGGGGGAAAGACCAAGCCCGGTCATAATCCGATTGGCAGAACCAATATCCGCGTTGGCTCATACTCGATGCGAGTTCACAGTGAAGATTTGAATGAATGGGCAAACGCAATCTATAACTGGCAAGATATAGCGCAGTTATTACAGATACCAACAGAGGCGTGTACAACCGAGGTAGAATAATCCCCACCATGAGTTCAAAAGCAAAGACAGACAAGCCAAAGAAAAAAGCCCCTGCCAAAAAACAGGTCAAGACCAAAGAGGTAGCCGAAAAGAATTTAGGGGGTCGCCCGACTGAGTTGAATGAGGAAACGCTCGAGGCAATTCTGAAAAATATCCGTAGGGGAATGCCTATCAGAACCGCCGTAGCCATCGCTGGTATTTCTGAAAGCACCTATTTCAACTGGATGAAGAGAGGCAATGACGAGCAATTCCGTCAAAACAAAGGGGAGAAACCTAATCCAAAAGAGCAGGGGTTTTTGGAGTTTTTGGAGTCTGCTACACGGGCGAGAGAAGAGGCTAAGGGCGCTCACATCGCAGTTATATCCAATGCGGGAGCCAGTGGAGATTGGCGAGCCTCAGCATGGTGGCTATCCCGTCAATTCAGGGATGAGTTCGGGGATAACCCACCTTCACAAATTCAACACATTACAAACAACACTCTCAATATCACTACGACTATGGCTGAGATTGAAAAAATGCTCGATGCCCTAGATGCTCGAGATAAAAAGGTGATAGATGTCGAACCGAACGATTGACCGATATCGCGCTTTACCACGGGAGAAACAACTAGAACTTTTCAGCAAGATGACACTCGAGCAACAGAATGTCATCAGGTTGCTTGTGGATTCTGAGATGAATAACCCATGGGCGAGATACCAAACAGACCCAGTTGGATTCGTTGAAAAGGGATTAGGCGAAACCCTATGGTCAAAGCAAAGAGAGATTCTTGAATCGGTCAGAGATAACAAACGAACCGTGGTTCCTGCTTGCCATGCCCCGGGCAAGTCGCACCTCGCGGCGAGAGCCGTCGCATGGTGGATGTCAGTTCACCCGCCGGGCACAGCGATAGCGATAACAACCGCAACGACTTTCAAACAGGTCAGAAATATCATGTGGGCGCAGATTCGCCGAGTACACATGACCCATAACCTGCCCGGTGAGATTCTGACTACTGAATGGAAGATGGATAACACAGTCGTCGCCTATGGATTCCGTCCTGCCGATAACAACGAAGCGGCGCTTCAAGGTATCCACGCACCTAATCTGCTTATCGTGGTCGATGAAGCGGGAGGTATCTCAGACACAATCGGTCAAGCGATGGAAGCGCTCATGACTGGTGGCAATACGAGATTACTCGTAGTTGGAAACCCTCCGACCGACCAAGAGCAGACATGGTTCGAGAGAATCTGTAATTCGCCTCTGTATAACACGATTCCGATTTCCGCTTATGACACGCCAAACTTCACAGGTGAAGAGACGGGCGAATGTAAGTCATGCCCTCAACATGTCGGTAGCCACAAGGTAGCCACACACCTAGTCGATGAGCGATGGGTCAGAGATGTCATGTCTGAGTTCGGCGATGATTCACCATTCGTCGAGGCTCGTGTCTATGCTCGATTCCCACAATCAGGCTCGGGCAAAGTTATCCCGTATCAATGGGCAGAGTTAGCGATGGACAATGAATCACCGCTAGAGGGCGAAGAGATTCGATTGGGAGTGGATATCGCTTCAGATGGTGGCGATGAGTTCGTTATCGCTAAAGCCGATGGATTCAAGGTCAAGATAGCCCACCGTTCCTCGGGCGCACAGAATTCAAACGCGGTCGATGTGGCTGGCGTAATCCTGCGTCATATTCAACATGCCCAAGACGAGCATATTCAGCGTGGCATAAAAGGGCGTGTAAGGGTCAAGATAGACACGATTGGAGTCGGGTGGGGTGTTGTATCCATGCTCAAGACATGGGGGCAGGAGAGACGCCATAACGCCGAGATAATCGGGGTCAATGTGGCAGAGCGTCCGAAGGATGCCATGAAGTTCAAGAATCAAAGAGCCGAGATGTGGTGGAATGCTCGCTCGCTCCTACAGCCATCGCCTGAAGGTCGTCAAGACTTACTCCTCGAGGTCGATAGAGCAGTTCTATCTCAGTTGGCGGGACCAACCTTCTTCAGCGATTCCTCGGGACGAATTCAGATTGAATCTAAAGCCGATATGAAAAAGCGTGGAGTTTCATCACCTGACAGAGCCGAAGCGATTCTTCTCGCCCTATATGAGAACAAAGCAGTTACAGTACCGACGGTGCCGATATCGATAGGACAGAGCAATCAGTGGACGGTCAGATAGCAATTTTCCTTAGCCCTAATACTCGCGCATACGCGGAGAGTCTCGCTCAACAGACTTTCGAAAAGTATCGCGAGGTCAAGGGTCATTACCGCAATCTCCTAAGCAGTCACACAATCGGGCGCTATGGTGAGTTGGGTGCCTATCAATACTTCACAACAAGGCGAATCGATGCTTACCCATATTTCTCGAATATGGATTATGACGGGCTATGCGATATCAAGACAGCGCTAGGTCGATGCGAGGTCAAGACATGGAATGCTGATTTTTGGAAGGATTGGGGACGAGCAGTATCGGTGGCTCAATTCCCGTATCTTGAAAAGAAAGCCGATTTCATTCTATGGTGTTCGACGAGTCTCATTCGTGATTTAGTCAGAGTCGAGATTCACGGCTGGAACATGGTCGCGGATATGAAGGTGAGACCACCATTGCTCACAGGTCCAGCCGATAAGAAAGTCGAGAATTACCAATTAGCAATCGAAGAGATTCGACCGCTAGTTAGTCTTAGGGGAGATTAGAAAGTCGAGGAGTTGCTCGACGATAACAACATCTCTCGTCGCGCCATCCTTGGTCATCTCGTGACCGTATTCTCCTGCGAAGGCTTGAATCTCGCTGACGATGAGTTGACGCTCATAGGCTCGAATCTTGGTCGCAAGGTCATTTACACTTCTTTGAATCTCATTTACTAACTCGCTCATTTATTCTCCTGTAGGGTATCAAGCACTCTTTTGGCGATGATGTCGAATGGTGCGCTTCCCCATCCTTGTAGGAATTCGCGCAGGAACCAACCGAATTTATTCTTATCCTCAACATAGTCGATAGTCTCTTCAGCCACCTTCTCGTATTCCTCACGCAATAGGTCGCTGAG